GCTTCATCGGCAGTGATGCCTAATTTAACCAAGAGTGCTGCTTTGTCTGCTGCTTTTGCTGCTTCTGCTTCGGCTCTTAATTTATCCTCGGCTTGGTCAATTTTATACTGAGCATATTCAGCAGCAGTATATTCAACGACTTCATCGCCAATTTGTCGAAATAACTTTTCCACTTCAATCTCCTTAACTGTTCTGGTAGCCATAGACGCGGTAATTACCTGTAATTGTTCCTGCATCTACATAGTATGTAAGTGCATCGAAAGCCGTTGAAGCGTTATAAACGCCAGTCATAGCCGTATAAGTCCAAGAACCACGACCGCCCATTGCGGTAAATACTGTTGCAGCAGAAGCCTGTGGACTCAATAATGTCATTTCAAATTGTGTTGATTGAGAAGAAATGCCAGCGCTACCTGCTGCGATTGAACCATAAGGAATATATGTTCCGCCGTTAGTATTCACATTACCGCTTGCACCAGTATAAGCGACATAAGTACCGCCCATATAATAATTAGCGGCAGTATCGTCTGTACCGCTTGCTCGCATACGAAAGCGAGTCTCGGCAGCTGCACCAGCAGCAGAAGTTATGTTGAATACCAATTTGTAGTTTGTATATGTGCTAGTGAAAGTGCTATTTGGAAGGCTTACACTTGCAACGGCTGAAAAGGCTGCACCTGTAATAAACTTAAGTCCATCGGTATTTGTTGGAGCAGCAGCCCATTTTAATCCACTGCTTTCAGCAGAATCTGCAGTGAGGAATGTTCCATTTGCGCCAACGCCGAGACGAGCGTCCACTGTTGTAAAAGTAAATAAATCGCCCTTAGTTGTGAGCGGCGTCTGATCCGTAGGAGTGACCCAGGTAAAGTCCATATTGGTTGCGCTTGTCTTAGATAAGACTTGACCAGTTGTGCCACCAAGTAGATCTTGCAGCGACGTATCGACGCCCTGACCGAATGTGTTGAAATCTGCTGGGAGATTGGTAACGAGCGAAGAGCTCGTCGGCATGACCCAGCCGAAGTAGGTAGTTGGATTTGCCATCGTTTCTCCTTAATTGACGACTAATGCGTCTGCATAGTCAAGTGTAGGGCTAAGAGTGTTAAAGGTTTCAGCGACACTTACATCTTGCCATTCCATAGCCTGAAGTGAGAATGGCAGTGGCGATACGAGAAGAGTCACTGAAAGCTCGTTGAAAGAAGCTTGGAATCGCCAGCCCTCAACAAAGCCCAAGAAGTTCCCTGACTGCATATTGGCCGGCAAGTTTGAGAGCGAAATCGGCTGACCCATAAACACATTGATAAGAGCGTCACGATCTGCATCATCGACTTCTGGATTGGTAAGTGCGAAGGTGATGGATTCTAGAAATGCCTGTGGCTGGGCTCTTAGTGTCAAATAGAAATTGGCTTGAGATAGCGCATCGGCAGAATGCTCAAGCGATGTCGTAATCTGTTGCGCAAGTTTTCCATAAAGTGCGATAGAAGCTGCACTGGTAGCCGTCTGCGTTCCAGATTTCCAGACGATGGAAACATCGTTGCGAATATCTCCGGCCTTAGTCTGAATCTTTATGCCACGACCTAGAGCTTGATTGGCATCTAGCTCTGTGTAGCCGTTAGTGGCTAAGTATGTTGAACGATGTGTTGAATCTGCATAGGAGATGAGTCCAGAAGCGTCCTCGTATAAATAACCAAGTCCGGAAGTCGCAAGGTCGGCCACCAGATTCCAGGTGATTGTCTGACTAGATCCGCGATTGGCCAGCTCATAATTGCCTGGACGATCTATCTCTCCTAAGCCTGTATTTTCAGCAGTAGCCCATGTTGTAGTTGCTGGAGTGTAATTTGCCCAAGTAAGAGCTGCTGGAACTTCTGACCAGTTATTGACCAGTAAATCCTCTAGGATTGTATAGATCTGGTTGCCGTCGAAATCCTTAGACAAGACGCCCAAAGTTAAGGCCTTCTGGAGCCTTGAGAGGGCTCCTAGAGCCGTGATGGTGACTTCCTGAGTAATTGCTACTGAGCCGGTCTGTGACACTGTTACGGCGACGTCCACAATAGATCCGCCGAAGATTGGCACGTAAGCTCCGGACGTGTCTTTTACTTGAATTGATACTGCGTCATTAATTTCGGCCGTAATAGCACCCAAATCAAGATTGATGAGATTGAGTGTGCAATACCCAGCTTGAGCCTGTTCGTAGATATTATCGCGCCCTGATGAGATTGAAAGATTGGCTAGAACAACGTCAGTGTATTCAATGCCTGCAATTAAGACTTTCCATTCTGGAGCCCACTGAGTCATTAGATTGCCTGAAGTGCGCCGGCTCCGCCAGTGCCACGATAGAACGAATCATTGAGAGTCTTGACGATTGTTCGAGCAGTGCCTTCGGCGTCGATTGCGCCATTGACTGTGAGATTAATCCGTGCAGCGTTTTGAGAATCTGTGAAACCGCCGCCACCTTGAGCAGTTAGACGAGCTGCATTCTGTGAATCCGTAAAGGCTCCGCCTGCTCTAGCTGCACTAGCGACCGCCGTTGCAATACCTGCTGCTGCCTTTGTTGTTGTAGTGCCACCACCACCACCACCACCACCACCACCACCACCCGATCCAGCCGTACTTCCACCACTTAGCTTTGCACCGCTAATGGCTCCCGGTGCGCCGCCGACTGCAAAGCCGTCAGAGCCAAAGTCAGTTGAGACATTATTTTTGTTAGCTAAAGCATTTCCAGCAGCTAGAACACCGGCCGCAAGTGCAACGGCTCCGACACCTAGCAACGGATTAAGTGCAAATGCAGTAGCAATACCAGCTACTAAGGCTGAAGCTTTTAATGCGTTATATGCAGTGATTAATGTCTTTATCAATGCAATCGTCGCCGTGACACCGGCTGCAATCTTTGAAACAACAAAGACTGTTCCAATGACAATGGCCAAAGCAATCAATTCATCTTTGAGATCAATAACTGTGTCAATAACTTTCCGCACATTTGCGCCCCACTCAACCGCCTTTTTTTGTGATTCTGTAAGACCCTCGGCCAGGCTATCTTGACCCGTTAATCCTTGAACGAATGATTCAACGGCCGGAACGACTGACACAATAATAAAGTCTGCCAATTCTTTGACCACTGGCAACAGAGCTGCGCCGATTGCTTCTTTGGATTCATTGACTGCGATTGTGATTTGTTCGAACTTGAATGCAGCCGTCGTTGATTGATTCTCAATAAAGCCTGTGAAGGTTTCATTTAGTTGAGTTTGTATTTCATCGAATGAAGCAGTTGCCAGTGTTGTCTTACTGATGCCTATGCCTAATTTGCCAAGTGCAGTATTAGATCCTTCATAGGCTTTTCCAAGAGCGTTTGTGACTGCTTCTAAAGGCTTATTTCGCGCAAGACTTATTTCTTGAGCAAGAGATAACAATTCTTGAGCCTTTGTGACATCTTTAGTCGCCAGGATCAATCTCGACAAGGCTGGACGAAGAACGTCGTCCGTCGTAGCCGTAGCAATAGATTGCTTTGTGATGTATTTATCTATGCCGGCAATTTGCTGCGCAGTTGCGTTTGTAGTGTTGCGGATAGTTTCTTGAAGTTTAGTTTGTGCAGTTTCATCTTCTGCGGCGGCTTTGACTGCGGCCAAAGCGAATGCACCGATGGCAGCTCCGGCAATACCGAAAGCGACTGCCGCTTTCTTGCCAAAGTCTCCTACTTTGTCGGCAAATGTCTCGACTTCTGCCTGTGAGCCTTTTATGCCTTTTTTGAGATCATCAAAGTCAGCATCGAAGGTTATCTTTACCTTTGGAATGCCTGCCATTATTTGAGCCCCAAATCGTTAATGATTCCCGTAACGATTGAAATATACTCCTGTGCAACGACTGGAGTGTAGAAGTCCACGCTTTTATTCAACCAATATCCTTCGCGATTATATGGAACCTTGAATCGGTTTGTGTAGACGCGTCCGGCTCTATCAATGCCCGGACGTGATCCATATTCTGAGCCCCAAAGAAGTGCGCCGGCTGGAGCTTGAGTGCGTCCAACCTTTGCGCCTTTACCGCTCTTACTTGGTCGTCCACCATAGGCACGGCCGACTTTTTTTGGACCACCAATATCAACGCGAATCAATCGATCGCGTGGAGTGACAATCGATTGCAAGACTAGCTTTGTCTGTGGAGTAGGTGAGCCGTGGCCGAACATCATAATCTGGCCGGCTAGTCGTTTAGATAGCGGCTGAGCTGCATCGCGGACTCGACCCTGCGTTTCTTTGTCTAGCAAATTAAGTGTAGAAATCAGATTCTTTAACGCATAAGGCTCGACTTCAATGCGAAAGGTTCCCTGCCCTTTCGTCGCCTTAAACGCCATTCCGTTTCTCCAATATCTCAATCGCCGTCAAGATGTCGTCTGCCGAAGTCCATTCTCCCATCGGTATGCCTGTCGCAATAGCGACTTCAACCAATAATCGACTTACACTTCCGACTCTGTGACTTTTGGGTCGTTGTCTCCCACCTGCACATCTGCCACTGTTTCGCACCAGACTTCATAGCCCTTGACTGGCTTTCCACCAGCTTCACGTTTCATCGCATTCCACGCAAGGAAGAGAAGATCAGAGATTCCGATTTTCTCCTGCGCCTGCGAAATTGTGTTGCCCGTGAGTTTCTCCCAACGAGCCCATTCTGGCGGCTGCGCCGTGTAGGTCGCAGATTCGCCGGACATGTATTCGATTGTGATTGGTAGTTTCATTCTGTGCTCCCGTTTCTGTTAGTTTAACTGAATGTGCCTACTGGTGTCGTTGAGCAAAGCATCGCCCAAGAATCTGTCTGTG